GGCACCAGCGGCGATTACAGCACGGCAGGCACCAGCGGCAATTCCAGCACGGCAGGCACCAGCGGCGATTACAGCACGGCGGCAGCAACTGGTCCTTATTGCAGAGCAAAAGCAGAGGGAAATAACAGCATTGCTGTCGCAAATGGGTACAAAAGCAAAGTCAAGGGCTCCGTTGGGTGCTATTTGGTGCTGACCGAGTACGATGATGACGGGAATTTACTTTGCGCAGACCTAAAACTTGTGAATGGAATCTCAATCAAGGCGGATACATGGTATATGCTCAAAGATGGACTGGTTGTTGAATCAGAGTAACGGAGGCTCCGCATGGAAAGGATCACAATGAAAGGCGTTGCAGAGTGCTGCGAGATGTTCCGGGCAAACCTCGTTCCGATGACCCCGAACAAGTTCTGGAATAATGTTGCACACGGCGAGTATGACGGCTGGGTAGTTCCCAGGGAAGATACCAAACGGCGGCAGGCTACAATCTACATCGACGGCTTTATCGATTATATGCACCGGCGCGGATGCAAGATCGTCCGCCCGTATGAGAACTACAAGGAGGAAATGGAGGTATGAATATCAGTCCGAACGCTCAGTTAAAAATCCAGTTGGGGAAGGATGGAAACCCCGAGATTTATGCCTGCGGTACAGAGATGGAACAGAGAGCCCTTTGCGCCGCTCTGATTGCCGGGATTTGCATAGATCAAAGAAATCCGGAAACATTGCTCAGCATATTGAATACTGCCACAGACATCATGGACAGAATGGAGGAATCACCCAATGAAGATTAAATCCCGCGTCTGGTACTGGCTGGCCGCTGCCAGCGGTTCCGCAAGTCTGCTGTACGGCATGGGCATCGAGGGCAGCGCACAGACGGGCAGCACCATCTCAGACGGCCAGTTTGCCACGGCCCTGTGCCTGGTGCTGGCAGCGGTGATGTTCCTGCGGCTGGGATTTGCCGCCCAGGATCGTGAGCAGAACGCCCGCCGCTATGGCCGCGTTTACCGCACCCACGCCCGCACCGAGGAGCCGGAGTATCGGCAGAACCGGAGGGGCGCATGAAGAAGCGCATTCTCACCCTACTCGAAGTGGAAGGCCTTTCGGTGCTGATCTGGCTTCTGGATGCCCGCATTTGGCTACTGAAGCGCATTATCAGACTGACTGAAGCGAGTATCTCTCTCTTGGGCAAGGTAATCGACTATAAGTAGGAAGACGAAAATGAGCCCGCCCGTGCTAGTAACACGGACGAGCCCAAAGGGTGATAGTTCACTACCCCATTCCTTTAATGATATCACATCAGAAAGGATTTTACAAATGATTGTATATGCTTACGCCTACCGTAAGAACCCCCGGGGCTGCGATGTCAGGCAGTTCACAGACCCGCTCACGCCGGACGAATACCCCGGGGAGCCCGCCAGCGTTAAGGCCCAGCACTGGGCAGACGAGAACATCCGGCACTACGAGATGATCCAGGTGCGGGACGCTCTGGGAAACCTGCTGTACGCAAGATAGTGCGTTTTGAATTGCACAAACCACAAGATATAGGAGAAATCAGCATGAAAACCAAAATTCTGAAAGTCAAGATCACCTTCCTGGAGCCGGTGCTGGGCACTTGGCCCTCCAACCAGAACGTCGCCCGGGATTTCATCGCCAGCAAGAGCCCGGATGCAGCCACGATCGAGGACGAGGTTGCCGCTCTGGGCGCGGATGCAGTGGCAGACAAGGGCATGACCGTCTTTCCCCGCAACGAGAACGGAGAGCCGGTGCTCTACGACTACCAGATCAAGGGATTTTTCAAGGATTCCTGCGGCATGCTGGCCCGTGTGGGCGGCAAGACAGAAACGGGCAAGAAGCGGGCCGTCAACGAGAGCGGCAAGCTCTCCGCTTACAAGAAGGTCATCGACGGCCTGATCTTCCCGCAGCCCCGCATGATCCCCATCAATGTCAACGGAAAGATCGGCGACTGCCAGCGCCCCCTGCGTGCCCAGACGGCCCAGGGTGAGCGTGTGAGCCTGGCCAACTCCGAGGAGATCCCGGCAGGCAGCACCTGCGAGTTTGAGATCCTTCTCATGGACGAATCGCTCGAGAATGCGGTTCTGGAGTGGCTGGATTACGGCGTTCTGCGCGGCATCGGCCAGTGGAGAAACAGCGGCAAGGGCCGCTTCACCTTTGACATCATCGACTGAGCAACGGCATTGCATGGATAGGATTTGATCTGCTACGGCAATGATATGATTTGCAAAGGCGCTGGATAGCCTGTAACGGTTTTGCAAAGGCGCGGATATGTGCGCAGAACTCGGCAACGGCATTGTGCTGACAAGTTTGCTCAGCAGGGGCACAGGTAGTCACTGCAGTGCAGCGCGGGGCAAAGGCATGGCCTCGCTTGGAACAGACTTGCTTCGATAAGCAAAGCAAAGGAAATGCAGGGCCTCGTGTCGAAAAGCGAAGGCAAGGCTGGGCCTCGTGTCGAAAAGCGAAGGCAAGGCTGGGTGTTGTGCCGAAAAGCAAAGGCAAGGCTGGGCGTGGTGTGGGCGGCAAGGCATCGCAAGGGCGTAGTGTGGGCGGCAAGGCATCGCAAGGGCGTAGTGTGGGCGGCAAGGCATCGCAAGGGCGTAGAGCAGATACGCGCCGCTCTGCTATGCAGCGCAAAGGCATAGCACTTCATGGCTACGGCGATGCGGGGCAAAGAAAAGCTCAGCGAAGGCGCAGAGTTGCGCAGAGATGCGAAGGCATAGATAAGCCAGGCTGACCTTGGCAATGCAAAGGCATGGATGCGCGACGATTCGCTAAGGCATAGATACGAAGAGATGCGCAACGGCGTAGAGCAGATTCGCGCTGAAGAGCAAGGGCAAGGAAATGCAAGTAGAGGCGGCGACGCGCGTAGCAAAGGCAAAGCAAAGTATTCTTGAACGAAAGGAGATTTTACAGTGAGTAAAACAGAGCTGCTGTTCCGGGCCGTGGAAGCACTTTCCACACCGGCGGCAAAGGCGGTGGCCCGTGGGCTGACCTTATGGATCGGATTCAATGTTCTGGTCGTGGTCTTTCTGGTCTGGCGGGCATGGAAAAACGGGAGGTGGCGCAAATGAGCACGGTTCAGATCTATGGGGCGGATATGGTCTTTCTGAACGAGATCCCTTTCCGGTGTGTGCAGGACGCGGAACAGTATGCAGATCAGCTCAAAAAGACCGACCCAGCGCTCACATACCGTGTCATGGACGATTCCGGGCAGCCGGTATCTATGAGGTGATCCTTATGCAGTGTGATGAAAAAAAAGAAATCTGCCTGAATTATGCGGCCAATGTGCCGGAGTGGAAGCTGGCGCTGATTCTGGACGCTCTGGCAAAGCTGGGCGATGCATCCCGGTGCTGCGGCACGGTTCAGAAGGCAGTTGCCGGTGGGCAGTCGTATATGAGACTTCACCCGGACAGGGAATACACGGGCGAGGATCAGGCTGATTATGTGCACATCTGCCAGGAAGCGGCCAGAGCATTGGGCCGCGCAGTCTATGCAGTGGAGATCGTGCTGTCACAGTCGGACTGCTTCGGATTGATCAAGGACTTGGCATACGGTGCAGAAACAGCATACAACAGCTCTTACGCTGAACTGGAGAGCATGTGCCGGGAGCACGGATGCAAAGAGGTGGAGTACAAACATGGACAAAATGACCATTTATGAAAGCGCCCGTGGCGTGCCCAAGGAAGCGCGGAAGTCGATCGGCGGCGGCCGCCTGAAGGGTATGACGGACATCAATCCCATGTGGAGGGTCAAGAAGCTGACAGAGCTTTTTGGTCCCGCTGGCATTGGCTGGCGGTTCGATCCTCCCATCTTTGAGGAAAAGCCCGGGGTAAACGGAGAGATCATGGTGCACTGCTGCACCAATCTTTACATTCGGCAGCTCGATGAGGGCGGCAAAAAGACCGAATGGAGCGCCCCGATTCCCGGCGTAGGTGGTTCGATGCTGATCTCCACAGAAAAAGACGGCAAGCGCACGGATGACGAGGCCTATAAAAAGGCCTACACGGACGCGCAGAGCGTGGCCTGCAAGGCCCTGGGCATTGGCGCGGATGTTTACTGGGAGAAGGATACGACCAAGTACGACAGGCCCACAGCGCCGTCCCCGGCAAAGCCCACCTGCGCCAGCTGTGGGAAGCCCGTGGAAGGGTTCACTTATAAGGGCGAAAAGGTCACTGCTCAGCAGGCAGCTGACCGGAGTAAGAAAAAATACGGGCGTATCCTGTGCATGGAATGCGCCAAAAAGCAGCCGAAAGAAGACGGAGGATTGACGCATGCTTAACATCGTAGCATTGATGGGCCGCCTGACCCATACCCCGGAGCTGAAGACCACCCAGAACGGCACCAGCGTGTGCAGCTTCAGCATTGCGGTTGACCGTACATACACCCCGAAGGGCGAGGAGCGCAAGGCCGATTTCATCGATATCGTTGCCTGGCGGCAGACGGCAGAGTTTATCTGCAAGTACTTCCAGAAGGGCAGCATGATCGCCATTGACGGAAGCATCCAGACCCGCTCGTATCAGGACAAGCAGGGCAGCAACCGCACGAAAATGGAGGTTCTGGCAAACAACGTCAGCTTTTGCGGCCCAAAGGCGGCAGACAAGCCCGCTGTGCGCGATTTCGACCAGCAGACGGAAAGTTATACTTCCGAAGCAAAATCCTCTTACAGCGCCCCGCATGCGGCGCAGAACTTCTCGCAGGGTTCCGCGGACGATTTCGCAGAGATCACAGACGACGGCGATCTCCCGTTTTAAAGGGGCTGGTGAGGAATGACAGAGAAAAAGAAACGAAGTCAGTACATTGTTGTCATGGACTGGATGTATGACAATTTCGGCTTTAACTGTGCCGAGGCAAACGCGCTGGCCATCATCTACGGCTTTTCACAGGACGGAGAAAGTTGGTTCTGCGGCGGGTCTGCATACATCGCCGCACGGCTCCACATCTCCCAGAAATCTGCCAAAAATTATCTGGCAGATTTTGTAAAACGTGGAATTTTGGAGATGAAAAAAGAGATGGTCGGCAACGTCCCGCACAACGCATATCGGACAGTGCCGGACATCGAAAATCTTGTCCTTGTGGAGACCTCAGACCCGGTAAAAAATTTCCCTAGGGAAAAAATTTCCCAGGTGAAAAATTTTCCCTCAGACCCGGGAAAAAATTTCCCTCAGAGTAGGGAAAAATTTTCCCCCAGTAATAAATCTAGTAATAAATCTAGTAATAAATTCTATCTATCTGCTGCGCAGGGCGGATTGATGGATAACACACTTCGGCGGGAGGATGTGGAAACGGACTTCAGGGAAAGGCTCGAAATCGACACTTTGGAGCGGCGGTATGACCCGGAGATGCTGAGGGAGCTGCTGGAAAATATCACGACCATGTACACCTGTCCCAACCAGTGCATGATGATCGGCGGTCGGCTCCAGAACACGGCAGCCATCCGGCGACAGCTGGACAAGCTGACAAGCCAGCACATCGAGTACATCATGGACAGCCTGTCAAATACCACTCAGCCGGTCAAAAACATCCAGGCGTATCTGCGCACGACCATCCTCAACGCACCCACCACCATGGAGCATTACTACCAGGCCAAAGGAAATGCCATCATAGCAAACCCGGCGGGCAGCGGTGCGAAATGGCCCAGTGATACAAAAAGGCACTCGCTCATCAAGAGCAAGGCCTGAAAAAGAAAGGAGAGGCGAAGAGTGCCTAAATATCATGTTGTTGTGCTGTGCAGCGGCCCAATAGGAGACGCGGCCCTGACCTACCGTCTGACCGCCAGCAGCCAGCAGGCCGCAGAATTTCACGCCTGCCAGATGGCGGGCGACCACTACCAGGAGTACCGGGACATCCATGTCAAGAGAACGGAGGTTTTGACACATGGCTGAAAAAAGACTGATCTATGCGGAGGATGTAATTCGGCATCTTGAAAAATGGATTATTGAGGCTGAGAAATGTGAAGCAGCCTCGACATACATTGTGGCAACCACGCTGAAGCACGTGTTAAAACTCGTCAATTTGGTACCTACCGCACACCCTGCATGCACCTGCCAGAAATGGCACCCGGCCAGCGAGATCCCGCTGCTGCACCACGAGGTGGACGAGAATAAATGCGAGGGCACTATTGAGTGCGACGTGAGCGAACAGCTTCTCTTGTACACGGAAGAGGAAGGCTACAAGGTCGGTGTCTACATGAAGGACTGCTACGGCTTTGATGGCTGGCTGAACCCTGACTATGGCGGCACCATCCACCATGTGGTGGAGTGGCAGTATCCGCAGAAACCATCAAAACAATGGGGGTGATTGTATGACACAGAAACAGTTTATCAAGCAGCTGATGGGCCGCGGCGTTTCATACTCGGATGCCTGCGGGCTGGTGGCCTACATGAAAGAGCTTCGCCAGCTGATCGAAAAGCATGAGGATGTTGTGATGCTGGCGGATGCAAACACAATGCAGTTCGTCCCGGCGAAGGTCTACTCCTACGAGGAGACCTTCCAACGAATGCAGGAAGGGAGAGATATCTTTTGCTGAAAACCATGAAGATTGTACTTTACGGCGACCCTCGCACAAAGAAAAACTCCGCCCGCATCCTCAAGGCCCACGCAAACCGCCGCATTGTGGCCCCCAGCGAGGCATTCATGCAGTATCAGGAAAAGTGCCTGTGGCAGATCAAGCGGCCTTACAACCCCATCACAGCCCGCGTGAACGTGCGGTGTGTGTACTACATGGCCACCCGGCGCAAGGTTGACCTTGCAAACCTCATAGAGGCGACCTGCGACATTCTGGTGAAGGCCAAGGTTCTGGCGGACGATAACAGCCAGATTGTGGCCGCTCACGATGGCAGCCGGGTGGATTACGACAAGAAAAACCCCAGAGCAGAAATCTGGATCGAGGAAATGGAGGACGAAAATGGATAAGAAAGAAAAAACTGTACGTTTGGTCGATGTCAGCGAGCTGGAAGCTGACCTCAAAAAAGAACTCGCCAAAGAAGATGCCAAGGGCAAGGGTGCCGATATCCTGTTCTGTGAAAGCATCGAAGATGAACTATCAGACCTCGAAAACCTTCCCACCATCGACCCGAAGTCTCTGCGGCCTGTGGCGCACTGGGAAGAAATTCATGGCTCCTGTGTGAGCAGCGCTGGGAAGAGCGGATCGTGGTGCGTACCTGCAACACGCTGTACGAACCCGAAATGCGGAGAGGTCAATCCGTGCGGCCTCAAAACGCCGTTTTGTCCGATGTGCGGATTCAGAATGGAGGACGTGCCGTATGACGATGATTGACCGCATTCAGTCATGGACACCTGACACCAACGAGCCGGAACTGCCGGACTACCGCACCGTCAAGGCGTGGTTTCAGCAGTGCAGAAATCTGGCGGAGCAGGTCGAGGCCCAGAAGCAGAAGATCCAACGCATCCGGGACACTGCCGAAAAGTGCACCCAGAGCATGAGCGGGATGCCGATGAGCGGTGGAGCCGGTGACAAGGTAGGCTTTGCCGTGGAGAGAATCGACACAGAAGAGCGGAACCTCAAGCAGATGGAGCTTGATCTCTGTGAACTGCGCATCGAAGCTGCCCGGCGGGCCTACTGCCTGAGCGGGTCTGCTCGGTCTGAAAAGCAAGCAAAGTGCATCTGCGGCTGGTATATCGACCTGAAGCCCCAAAAGAAGATCGCGGTGGACGTGGGCTTGTCCAGAGACAATTCGGTCTCCACCTACATTCACGAGGGGTTTGATGCTTTGGCAGAAATCTGGGAGGATGTACAAAACGACCATTAAAAGCGCTTTGATTTCTACGCTTTATTTGAATCGTTGTGAAACACATGTGAATCGAAGTGTGGTAAAATGATTACAAGCGGAACCGCGCAAAGCGGTGCGCCGCTTCTCAGCAGCTTCCAAAGTGCGGCCCCGTGTGGATTCTCCTTTCGTTCATGCCGCTTAACGATTTTCGCTTTGACACCGTGCTTTGCGGGCTGCTTCTATGCGAGAAATGGTGTCCAGACCGACCATGGAGGTTTAGGCGCAGTTCAAGTCTGCACTCTCGCACCGAACGCCGCAAAGTCTGTAACGCGGCAGGTCTGACGCATGGAGTGATTCACCACCGGTGTGCGGGTGGGTGTGGGATTCCTGAAATCTTGCCCACGCCCTGAAACCTCCGCCCGTGAACAGCAGCACCGGAAATCCGAGCGGGCCAGCATGCCCCGCAGGATGTGCGTCAACTCAAGCAGCCCCGGCGGCGAACCGTGGGCTGTTTTTATTTGCTATATGGCCGCCTGAGCGCAATGTGGAGCGCGGTGCGTGTGTGTAGGCACGGCTGGTTCGATTCCAAGGGCGGCTTTTTATACTCCGGCAGCTCAAGTGGTAGAGCAGCGGTCTCCAAAACCGCAGGTTGCAGGTTCGAGCCCTGCCTGGAGTGCCAGACTTTGCATGACCGGGGGACGGCATGCAGAGAGTAGCGGGGCACCCGGCCGCGAAAGTTCCGGATGCAGCGGCAACGTCTTACTGTCCGGTAAAAACAGATTACGGCGTTGCTGCTTATACGCCGTCATAGCTCAACTGGGAGAGCGCCGCCCATTTAAGGCGGGACAACGTTGGTGACACCACATGGCTAGCTTTACAACCCGATACATCCGAGGCACTTAACCACGCCCCGGCGGGGGCCTGTGGGTGCTGGTTCAAATCCAGCTGGCGGCTCATTCGATTTTGACCGTTCGGATTTCCGGGCGGTTTTTCTTTTGCACGGAAGGGAATGCCATGATTCTGCCGATGGAAAACACCGAAAAAATGATTTTTACGGGTGCGGGCAAGTATGGCATCCCTGAAATCAAGCCAGAAACGGACATCCGAATCGACAAGCTGGAATGGATCCCTGTCAATTATGCGCTGACAGCCAAAGACAAGGCCACAAAGGGCGTGCATTTTTACAAAGACGATTACCAGTTTGAACGGTTTTGGAACAACCCAGACAAGTATATCCAGCTGTTGCAACAGTTTGGCGCGGTATGTTCGCCGGATTTTTCTCTGTACAGCGACATGCCGCTTGCGGTGCAGCTTTTTATGCACTACAAAAAGCACTGGCTGGCTGCCTACTGGCAAGCCCACGGAATCCATGTGATCCCGACGCTCTGCTGGTGCGGTGAGCAAAGCTATGACTGGTGCTTTGACGGAGAGCCCAGAAACGCCATTGTGAGCATTTCCAGCCACGGAACACAGTCTGACCCATACGAAGCGGAATGTTTCGCCAAGCACTGCCGCAAGGCGCTGGAAGTGCTGCAGCCGAGCAGCATTTTGTGGTATGGGAAATGCCCGGCAGAATTCGACTGGAACGTGACCAAAATTAAACCGTTTCAATACGAAAGGGGGCATTACCGTGAGTAAACGAGGTTCGGGCAGCTCCGCGAGAGCGGGCGGGGATTCCACAATGAAATCTTTTGGAGGAGGACTCCCTGAACTGCAGGGAACGCCAAAGCAAATTGCTTATGCGCAAGATATCAGAGACGGATGGATCAAGAATACATTCGAGGGATATCAAAAAGAGTATGCAGAGCGACTTCAGAAATTGGATATTCAGAAAAAATCGGATTCTCCAAGAGATGCACGAAGAAGAGAATTTAACGAGAGAAAAATTCAGACGCTAAAAGCAAACGTCGAAGCCGCAAGAATCGTTCTGAGCGAAGCTAAAAGCGCTCATGCGATTATTCAAGCGAAGAATCGGGTGAATGACGTTACCATGGATGTAAGAGATGCGTTGCTTGAGAAGAGATCAAGGGTAGAAATAAGCAAAATTGTAAGCGACTACGGTTTGAAGTAGTTTCAAACGCGGTGATTTAGGAAGGTGGTGGCGGTGGGTGCGCAGCGGTTGACAGACAAGCAGAAAAAGAAGATCATTGCGGACTATGTGCAGCTGCAGAACTACACCAAGACCGCCAAGCTCAACGGAGTATCTGACACGACGGTAAAGCGGCTGATTTCAACGGCTCCGTCCGAAATGTTGAAAAAAGTTGAGCAAAAAAAAGAGCAGAACACACTTGAGATGCTGGACTACATGGACAGCAAGAAAGAGCGCGTTCAGGAGATCATAGACGTTTATCTCGGTGTCCTGACCGACCCAGAGAAGCTGGAAGGGGCGACCCTGCAGCAGATCACCACGGCGCTGGGCACTCTGATTGACAAGTGGACGGTCATTGATGATCGTAAGAAGGGCGATTCCTTCCACCAGACCGTTGAGGATGACCCCATCACCAAGAGCTTGAAGGAGGAGTTTAAGAAATGAGCTTCTCCCCAAAGCAAAAACAGATCCTGACCTTCCCGTATGAAAGCGACTACGATGCCCTGATCTGTGACGGTGCGGTACGTTCCGGCAAGACCTCCATCATGTCCTTGTCCTTCGTGCTTTGGATGATGGCGGAATTCAACCACTGCTCTTTCGCCTTTTGCGGCAAGAGCGTGGGTGCGGTGGAACGCAACATCGTTCAGCCGCTTCTGTCTGTCCGGTACTTGCAGCAGCAGTTCCAGATCACCTACAACCGCAGCGGCCACGTTCTCACGGTGCAGCGCGGCAGCAAGGTGAACATGGTGTACCTGTTCGGCGGAAAGGACGAAAGTTCTTACATGCTCATTCAGGGCATCACGCTGGCCGGGGTGCTTCTGGACGAGGTGGCGCTCATGCCCCGCAGCTTTGTGGAGCAGGCGCTGGCCCGATGCTCTGTCACCGGTGCCAAGTTCTGGTTTAACTGCAACCCAGAAAACCCTGAGCATTGGTTTCGCAAGGAGTGGATCTTACAGGCCAAAAAACACCGGGCGCTGCATCTGCACTTCTTGATGGACGATAACCCGTCACTGGATGAGCGCACCCGGGAACGCTACCGCAGCATGTACAGCGGCGTGTTCTATGAACGCTACATTCTGGGCCGCTGGGTGATGGCCGAGGGCCTGATCTACGATATGATGGACACCACCGCCAACACCTACCGCCCGCAGGACGCACCGGTGGGATTCAAGAGCTTTTCCACCCGTACCATCACATGCGACTACGGAACCACAAACCCGACCGTCTACCTCGATGTATACGATGACGGCGAGAAAGTCCGGGTGCATCGGGAATACCGGTGGGACAGCCGCCAGGAGCACAGGCAGAAAACAGATGAAGAGTATGCCGATGCCTTCATGGAGTTTATGGGGAAAGACCCCTGCGCCGCCATCGTTGACCCGGCGGCAGCGTCCTTTATCACAGCCTTGCGCCAGCGCGGCGTTTATGTGATGGAAGGAAACAACGACGTACTGAACGGCATCCGCAAGTGCAGCACGCTCCTTTCCCACCGCGATCTGCTGATCTCCACCGACTGCGAGGGGCTGCTGGATGAACTTGGCACATACCGGTGGGACGATAAAGCCGCCCTCATGGGCGTGGAAAAGCCCATCAAACAGCAGGATCACGGCCCGGATGCCCTGCGCTACTATATCAACTCACTGCCTGATTGGAGGTTTGAACGTGTCCAGACGTAACAAAAACCGCCCCGCGGGGGGCACAGAGAAACCGATGACGGCCACGCTGGACGCATTTTCCAACCCGCTGTTCTCGCTGGGGTACGGCTCCCAAAGCCCGCTGGAAGCAACGGAATACCCGCTGACCCGGATGACGGACAATTACGCCCTGCTGAACAGCCTGTACCGCAGCAACTGGGTGGTGCAGAACGTTGTGGGCTTGCTCGTGGACGATATGCTGCGAGAGTGGTACGACCTCAAGAGCACCACACCGGAGCAGGGAAAGGCAATCCAGACTGTGGAGCGTTCCACCCGGCTCCGGGACCGTGTGAGCACTGGCCTGAAATGGGGCCGCCTGTATGGCGGTGCCGCCGGGCTTATCCTCATTGACGGGCAGGAGGACCTTTCCCGCCCGCTGGATGCCGAGGCTATTCTTCCCGGCAGCTTCCGGGGATTGTACATCCTCGACCGCTGGCAGGGAATCAGCCCGGACGCAGGCCTGACCTTTGAGGGCGGGGAGCTTGTCCCGGAGTACTACAGCATCAACGATGCCGCCGGGCACACTGCCGCCCGTGTCCATCACTCCCGCCTTGTGCGGTTCGTGGGCCGGGAGCTTCCCGATCTGGAACGGCAGGCAGAACTTTACTGGGGCGAGTCCGAAGTGGAAGCGCTCTATAATGACGTGGTGGCTCACGACAACGTGAGCGCCAACATGGCCGCGTTGACCTTCCAGGCGAACATCAACACGATGGAGGTAAAGGGGCTGGAGCAGCTGCTCTCCATGTCAAGCCCGGCTGCGCAGCGGCGTTTCTGGAACACCATGCAGGCCCAGAAGGTCTTGCGCTCCAATTTTGGGATGCAGCTGGTGGAGCAAGGAAACAAGATCAGCAACACCCAGTACACCTTTACAGGCCTGTCTGACGTGTACGAGAGCATGTGCCTGAACCTGTGCGGTGCCTCCCACTACCCCATGACCAAGCTTTTTGGCCGTTCCCCGGCGGGCATGAACGCCACCGGCGAAAGCGACCTGAAAAATTACTACGACTACGTGGACACCCTGCGGGAAAGCAAGCTGCGGCCCATCTTGGACAAGCTGCTCCCGGTGGTAGCCCGCAGCGCAGGCATTGAGCAGCTCGACCTTGATGTGACGTTCCCGCCGCTGTGGACACCCACTGCCAGCGAGACGGCGACGATCGCCAAGGAAAAGACCGATGTCATCATTGCGGCGTTTCAGGCAGGGCTTCTGGATGCAGATGTGGCAATGCGAGAGCTCAAGAAACTAGAGGACGAGACCGGCCTGTTCGGCTCCCTGACCGACGAACTCATTGCCGCAAAGCAGGGCCAGACCTACCAGGACGTGACCGCCCTGCGCGACCCGCTGGCGGGGCTGATGACAGAAAAGACGCAGGAAGACACCGAGGAGGGCGAATAATACATGCCTACCCTTGCACGTGCATCCCCTGAGCGGGAGCTACAACGCCTGATCCGGCTTTATCTCAAGGCTGAGACCGATATCATCAACGAGATCGGCCGCCTGCGCAGCCGGGGGCTTGTGGACTATCACGCCGTGGCCGCGCTGGAACGGGTGCAGGAGATTCTCCGAAAGCTGGAAACGGATGAATGGGAGTATGTGCCCCGCATGGTCGAGGCGCAGTTTTACGTTCATCACCCGGAGGCCCGGGCGATTCCCGGCGAGACAGCGGAAAAGCACTTGCGCGGCTACACCAACGCCCAGAGCCTTACCAGCACCCAGACGGATATCGTGCAGAAGCTCACGATGAACCTCATGGGCCAGCTGGTGGACGGGAACATGACGGTGCTTTCCGCTCTGCAAAGCGCCCTTCTGGGCCGGACTGAGCCGGACGTTTACCGGCGTATCGGTCTGGAGCAGGTGGCGGCACAGCAGGCTGTGGGAAGGGGCGTGAACCAAAGCGTTCCCGCTTTCGTGGAAGCGCTCCGCCGGGAGGGTGTGACGGCGTTCACAGACAAGGCGGGACGGAATTGGAGCTTGCATACCTATGCAACGATGGTCTCTCGCACCACGTCTCGGCAAGCTGAAATCCTGTCTGTGGTGACGCAGGAAGAGGGGCAGGACTTGTATCAGATCAGCTCCCACGGCACAACCTGTGCCCTCTGCGCTCCGTATGAGGGCCGGGTATACAGCAAGAGTGGTAAAGACCCGCACTTCCCTCCTCTTTCGGATGCGTTCGGCAAAGTAGACCCCGCCGGGCCGGATGACCTGACGAACAGCTGGCTGAACATCCACCCGAACTGCCTGCACGCCCTTCGTCCATGGACACCCGCCGGGCGGACGGAGAAAGAACTGGAACGGATCAGGCGTTTTTCTGACCCCACAACAAATCCTTACAGCCGAGACCCGCGCACCAAGGCACAGATCGAGGCCTACCGCAAAAAGGAGCAGGGCCGTTCCAAGTGGCTGCGGGATTACCGCCAGTGGGAAAATTACCGCACGGCTCTGGGAGACAAGGTGCCAAAGACCTTTGAGACCTTCCAGCGGCACAAGCTGGCAGATGACGAAAAATATCACAAATGGATGAACGCATACAGAAGCGGAGGTGATGCCGATTGATCGCGTACTATGGAAGCAAACTGAGCCCTCACATGACGGAAACGCCGGAGGGCTTTTTGATTTGCCACGATGTCAAAATCGCCCGTACCGGCACGCAGAACTATCTGGCCCGGGAGATCGGGCTGGACGGGATGCCGGAGCGTGTTCTTCAGGTGACACGAAGCGCCGAGGACGTGTTTGACCCGGCGGCAATTGCCAGTTTTGAGGGCAAAGATGTCACCAACACCCACCCCTCGGAGATGATCGTGCAGGAAAATCAGGCCGCCTACTCCAAAGGCCACGCAGAGAATGTTCGCCGAGTGGGTGATTATCTGGTGGCTGACCTGTACCTGAAAGACCCCACACTGATCTCCGAGGTCAAGAACGGGGCCATGCGGGATGTGTCCTGCGGCTATTACTGCCAGTACGAGGCAGACGGCGCAGGATACCGGCAGACCCATATCAGAGGAAATCACATCGCCATCGTGCCCCGTGGGCGCGCTGGCCGTGATGTCGCAATAAAAGATAGCGCCGCCGAACTTCCGGCGGAGAAAGGCAAGGTAAAACACATGAGCAAGAGCAAGAGTTTGCTGTCTCTGTTCGGCCTGGCGGCAAAGAACGCGGCCCCCGAAGAGCTTGACAGCATGGTAGAGACCGCTGCCGCAGCGCTGGATGCAGCACCCGCCGTTCCGGCGCAGGATGCAGTACCCGCCGTTCCGGCGCAGGATGCAGTACCCGCTGGGGATGCAGTACCCGCTGACACCCAGAACACTGCTGTTCTGGACGCACTGAACAACCTTTCCGGCAAGCTGGATCAGCTGATCGCTGCCAACACCAAAAAGGCAGAGGACAAAGAGCCGGAAGACCTGGACAAGGTGATCGCTGAAATGTCCGGCGAAAAGCCTGACAAGAAGGAAGAGGACGAGGACGAAAGCGGTTCCACCACCGTTTCCGCTGAGGACGAGTGCGCAAAGCCTGCCGCCAATGACAGCGGTCTGGCCCTGCTGAAAGCCATGCGCCCCATCATCAACGGCATTCAGGACAAGGCCACCCGTGATGCCCTGTCCAAGACCCTGATCGAGCAGGTCAAGGGCACCAGCTCTGTGGATGCCATCGCAAAGGCTGCGCAGGACAGCGCCGCCGCTGCCGCCAGCGCATCCGGTAAGAACCGGTATGAGCAGTTGTGTCAGGCTTCCCAGACCGCTTACAACGACCGCAATCCCCACATGAAGAAGGAGGGTTAAACCATGTCCCTGAATACTCAGATTATCGGCAAGACCATGCCCCACGGCTTTGCCGGCACTTATGCCCGTCAGCCGGATATGATCGTCAACACCCGCCCCGTCGGCGGCACCGAAAACATTCCTTTTGGCACTGCCCTGAAGTATGACAACGGCAAGGTCATCGTGATGGGCGGCGCAGGCACTACCGCTGTCCAGTTCGCAGGCATTGCAGGCAGCGAGGTCAAGAGTGCCCTGGTCTATCCTGACCAGAACGGCGGCAAATACGCCCCCGGCGAGGCCTGCAGCGTGTTCCAGCGCGGCAGCATCAACGTGCTGTGCCAGCGCGGGACCCCGGCTTTGGGCGGTGACGTTTACGTCCGCATTGCCAAGACCGCTGACTATGCCACCGCACTGGTCGGCGGCTTTGAGGCGGAAGAGGACGACAAGACCGCCGGAAACTCCGTCAAACTCACCAACTGCCAGTGGGGCGGCGCGGCTGATGCCAACGGCGTGGCCGAGCTGGTCATCCTCACCCGTGCAAACGCCTGATAGGAGGGCTTAGACTATGGCAAACTTCCAGAACGTCGGCACCACCAATGCCGGTACTTTCACCGTAAACAACGCCGGTGCTGCGCTGCCCGGCGGCACTCCCACCATGGACGCGGCTGCCATCCAGAGCGGCAATGCGTTCCTCACCAGTGAGCTGGAAAAGCGTGACCCGCTGATCCGCAAGCCCCTCACCAGCGTCACCTATCCCCGTGATATCCCCATCGAGGTAGGCGGCGGCTGGGTGGATTACGTCTCTGCCATGTCCGTGGCCTATGGCATGGCTGGCGGCTCCGGCGCTTCTGCCGTCAACGGCGGCGGTTCCAACGGCATCCCTGTGGTGCAGGCCAGCGTGAGCAAGGGCGCATTCAAAGCCCACGTCTTTGCCGCCGCTCTGCGCGTGATGTTCGTGGATATGCAGCGCGCAAACTTCATTGGCCGCAGCCTTGACCAGATGCTGCAGGACGGCATCCGGCTGGCTTATGACAAGCACATGGATCAGAATACCTACATCGGTTTCGACGAGTACGCCACCACCGGCCTTGTCAACAATCCCGATGTCACCAAAACCACTGCCGCAACTTCCGGCACCGGCTCCTCTGCCAAGTGGGCGGACAAGACCCCCAAGCAGATTTTGACGGACATCAACAATGCCATCACTGCCGTGTGGGCTGCCAACGAGTACGACGAGGCAGGCATTCCCAACCACATCCTCATCCCCTACGAGCAGTACAGCTACATCACCACCACCATGGTGAGTGACCTGGGCACTGAGACCATCTACGACTTCCTGAAAAAGCACAACGTGGCCGCAAACCACGGCGTGGATCTGGAGATCGTTCCCACCCGCTGGGTCAAGGGCGCTGGTGCTTCCGGCGGTGACCGCATGGTGGTGTACGTCAACAACCGCCGCTTTGTCAAGGCGGACGAGCTGGTGCCCCTGTCCCGCGTGATGAGCGCCCCCAACGTCACCAATGTCTGCTACGACACCGCCTATATGGCAAACGCATCCGAGGTGCAGCTCATGTATCAGACCTCCATGCTGTACGTGGACGGCATCTGATCAGGAGGTGGCAGATATGGCTTTCGTGCTTTCCAAAGCAAACATCATCCTGCCCAGCGCAGACGGCTCTCAGACCTTCCCGCTCCACCGGGAGCAGCTGGTCGAAGTGCCGGGCTGGGCGGCAGAGACGGCCTATTTCAAGGCGCTGGTGGCCGATGGTGACATCGTGCCCACGAACCGCAGTGACAAGGCCGTACAGGATGCCGCAGACAAGCCCGTCCGCAAGAAAAAGACTGCGGACGGGGACAAGCCTGCCGAACCGCAGAAAGACTGAGGAGGCTGCCCATGTGCTGGACGATGAAACCGCAGTTCCGGGGCATTCTTGCACAGGCCGCAAATCTGGGGCAAAGCGTGGGCAATTACACCGCAGAGCAGTTCAAGGCGGAATACCCGCAGTTCTGTGACGCGGACGGCAATTGCCACCTGCCGGATGCGATGCTGGAAGAGATCGTAAAAATGGCAAACGTCAGCATTCAGCCTGATAAATGGCTGGACAGCTGGCATTATGCCGTGGGTCTTTATGTGGCACACTACGTCACTTTGCAGCTGCGCACCTATGCGGAGAACACCGCCACCCCGGCGCAGGCGGCAGCGTCCGGCGCTCTGGTGGGTGTGGTGAAGTCTGCCACACTGGGCGACAGCTCCGTGACCTACGACACCAGTGCCCTGACCGCAGGAACAGAGGACTGGGGCGACCTGAACGCCACCACCTATGGTCAGATGCTGGCAAACCGTGCCCGCTTTATCGGTGCGGCCGGAACTTTTGTGATGTGAGGTGCACCCATGAACTGGAATGACTGGTATACCGACCTGATGGAGATCAGGCGCACGGAAACCGTGAAGGACGGAAATCTGACCCGCAAGGAACGGAAGGTCGTCCGCTCCGGTGTTCCGTGCCGGGTGTACCGCAGCCAGGACAAGGCCCCGACGATGACCCAGACAGCAGCCAATGTTCAGAAAACGGACAAGCTGGCCTGCGATATCAATGTGGATATCAAGCCCGGTGATGAGCTAGTGATCCACAGAGGGGCGCGGCTGGGATACGCGCTGCAGGAGACCCGGTATTTTGCCGGGGACCCTGACCTGTACTATGAGCCCTTCGGGGCGGTGCTGCCCGGGCTGGCCCACCAGGAGATCACGCTTCTCAGTCAGGAGCGTGTGAAATGAACCTGCAGGAGTACATCAAGAAGCTGGAGGCGGCGCAGGCCGCTTTGCCCGAAATGCTCGCAGACGTTGCCCGCAATGCCACCCTCCGGGCCGTGGAAGCGGCGCAGGATAAGACCCCGCCCACAACGGACAGCCTGAGCGGCACAAATACCCGCACCGGCGAGCTGAAGCAGCGCTGGGCAACTGACAGCCGAACAGAGCCTTATGGACTTCTGGGCGGGGAACTTGTGACGAACCTGAGTAATAATGCAAATTATGCCTCCTACGTCAACGACGGCCACCGGATGGACAAGCACTTTGTGCCGCACCTTACAGTCGAGCCATCTAGCGGTCTCTTACAGATCGATATGAGCAAGCCCGGCGGCATGATGGTGGGCACGAAAACGACCTACGTTGAGGGCCTGCACATGTCCGATGCAGGGATTGAGGCATACAAGCACACCGTGAAAGTAGAGACAGAAAAAGCCGTGAACAAGCTGGGAGAGATGCTGAAATGAACTTCACCATTACAACGCTGGCCCGGTCTCTGGCGGAGTATCTGGCTCCCTTCCTGCCCGGTGTGCAGATGTTGGAAGACCCTGCACAGCAAGGCGTAGAGCCGCCCTGCATGTTTATCCAGCAGCGGGGCAGTGATATCAAGCCTTACCCCGGCGGGCGCTGGCTGCGCACCGTCCGGCTCGACCTGACCTATCTGCTGGACTATAACCTCACAGACCTGCGCCAGCAGTACAACGAAGCCGCTGAGGCGCTCGATTTCTGCATGGAAACATTCCCTTATTCCGATGGAACAGAAGCGGAAAAGCTCCTGCACGCCTACGAGCGCAGCGCGGATATCGACGATGACGGCCTGCATTACAAGTTTGAGCTGCGTGTCTTTGTGGAAAAGCCCGTGGACGCAGTGAAGATGCAGACCCAGACCGTAAACCAGAAGGTAGACCAATGAAACAGGATAATACCCAATACAGCCGGGAAGTGCTGCTGAAAGACCCGCGTTTTGCGGGGTATCAGCCGGATTTTCTGGCTGTTGTTTTACACAAACCGTTTTACACCCTCGCAGAGGCTGAGGCCGCTGTGAAAGAATTTTGGAAGGAGTGACACCTATGGCAGCAGGCGGAACCTGGACTGTACAGAACAAGGTGCGGCCCGGCATTTACTTTAAATTTCGCTCCAAGAACCAGCAGAATTTGACCGTTGGCGACCGCGGCAAAGTCACGATCTGCGAACCCATGAGCTGGGGTCCCGTTGGCAAGGTGACGGAGATCGCCGCCGGAGATGACCTGACCCCCTATACCGGCTACGACATCACAGACGCACACAATCGCTTTGCATCCATGATCTTCAGCGGCTCCAACCGCACCGCAGCACCCACCAAGCTGCTGCTTTACCGCCCGGCCGCTGCGGACAGCGCAAAGGCCACCGGCACCATTACCCCGCTGACGGCTACCGCCAAATTCCCCGGCTCCCGAGGCAACGACATCGTGGTGATCGTCACCGCACTGACGGAACCTGCGGGCAGTTTCCAGGTCTCCACGGTCGTTGACGGTGTGGTGAAGGATCAGCAGACTGGCAAGACCGTTGCAGACCTGACCGGCAATGACTGGGTGGATTTCAGCGGCACGGGCACTCTGGCCGCAAATGTCGGCACCCAGCTTTCCGGCGGCAAGGACGGCGAGGTGAACTCTGCCGCATACAGCACCTACCTGACGAACATCGAGCCCTACAACTTCGATTCCATGCTGTACGACGGAGAGGATGCCACCGTAAAGACCGCGATGGAGACCTTTATCAAGCGCGTGAACACCGAAGTGGGCCGCTTCTCTCAGCTGGTGGAAGCCAATGCCACCAACCCTGACACCCGCTTTATCGTCAACGTGTGCAGCGGTCTTGTGATGAACGATGGAACCACCCTGACCCCGAAGGAAGCCGTCTGGTGGGTCGGCGGTGCGCTTTCCGGCGCGACCTACGCCAACGACCTGACGAATGCCGCCGTTCCCAACGCGGTGGACGTTTCCCCCAAGATGACCCACAACCAGTATGTGGATGCCATCAATGCGGGCAAGTTCGTGTTCAACGCCGATGACGGCACCGTCCGGGTGGAGTATGACATCAACTCTCTGGTCACCTATACCAGCGAGATCGGCGAGGTGTACCGCTACAACCGCACCATGCGGCTGTGCAACACCATTGCCAACGACCTGTACAAGCAGTTCGCCCAGAGCTATGTGGGCATTGTGGACAACACCGAGGACGGCCGCCGCCAGTACAAGAGCGCCATCGTCAAATATCTGGATCAGATCCAGGCATCCGGCGGCATCCAGAACTTTGACGGCGAGACCGATGTCATTGTGGAAGCTGGCGAGGCAAAGGATGCCGTGCTCATCACTCTGGCCATCGAGGCCGTGGGCAGCACCAACAAGATCTACATCACTCTGGATGTGGCGTAAGGAGGAACGAAGATGAGTTATTTAATGGCTCAGGACACCCAGAACGGAGCGGAGGGCAAGATCACCATCACCCGGAACGGCCGCATTCTGGAAGCCGCAGGTATGCGGAACATCAAGACCATTGCGGGCATTCAGACTTCGGACATGAAGACCATCGGCACCCGAAAGGTTCAGAAAAAGGCAAACGGTGTCACTCAGACCGGCACCGGCAACGTCTATTTCGGCTCCAACGGCTCCAACCTGTTCACCGATATGGTGCTGAACTACATCGAGAACGGCGTGCAGGACATGTTTGACATCACCATCACCAACCAGGACCCCACGTCCAGCGTGGGCGCGCAGGTAATGGGCTACTATGGCTGTGTGCTGACCGGCGATATCCCGCTGTCCATTCTGGACGACGAGGAGGCCATGCTGAACTACGATTTCAATTTCAGCTATACCAGCGTCAAGCGTCTGGAAGCATTCAAAGACCCTGCCAACCTGGGCAGCAACTGATTTTAGGAGGTATTTTTTATGAGCGCACTTTCTGCATTTCTGCATCCCGCTGTGACCCGCGAGGAAAAGGAGGTCGTTATCTCCAAGCGCTTTCTGGGTGAGGACGGCAAGCCTGTCCCCTTTAAGATCCGCTCCCTGACCCAGGAGGAGAACGCTGCCATCATCAGGGTATCCACCCGGATGAAAATTGTGAACGGCCAGTTGCATGAATCCATTGATGCCAACGAGCTGAGTGCCCGCACCATCGTGGAAGCTACTGTTTTCCCCGATTTCCGCAGCGCGGAGCTGTGTGAGAAATACGGCACCAAAGACCCGGTTCAGGTTCCTGGCAAGATGCTTCTGGCCGGTGAGTTTGGCCGCCTGATCGATGCCGTGAGCAAGCTCTCCGGCTTTGACAAGAGCCTGGACGAAGAGGCAAAAAACTGATCTCCGGGGGCAGCTGGGATATCGACGTGCTGGTGGCATACTACTGCTTCGATAACCTCGGCTGGCCCCCGGGCAAGTACGATGCCCTGCCGGTGCGTGAAAAGGCACTGGTCAGGGCATTTGCTTTGCGCTCTATGGAGAAGCGCAGAGAGGAGACCCAGCGGATGAAGGAGGCGGGACGAAATGGGTAAAATTCAGGAAACGCTTGTCCTTCAGGATCAGTTTTCCTCTTCCTTTGGCGCATACATTCAGGCCGCACAGAGAGCATCAAGCTCTACCACAGCGGCACAAACCGCAGCCCAGAACTATCAGTCTGTTCTGAACAGCGTTTCCCGGCAGCTGATCTCTGCGAATGCAAAGTTTGAATCGTATGTGGCACAGCAGGAAGAAATGGTTGCCGCTGGGCAGCAGAACACAGAGGCGTTCAAAAAGCTGGACACCCAGACCGAGAAATTGGGCGCAACCATCCGAGGGCTGGAAACGCAGCAGCAGACCTTGACCCAATCCATGAAAGCAGCTGAAAACGCTGCCAGTGTGGCGGCATCGGCCAAAGATGAGGCGGCAGCAGCTACAAAGCGGCTGCAGGAGCAGGAAAATATGGCGCAAAGCGTCACCAACTCCCTGACATCTTCGGTTCTCCGGCTGGCCGCGTCCTATATCAGCATTCAGGGCCTGAAAAAGGCCGTTGACCTGTCTGACAGTCTGGTTTCCATGCGTGCCCGGCTTGACCGAATGAACGACGGCCTGCAGACCACGCAGGAGCTGGAAACGATGATCTACCAGTCGGCCCAGCGTTCCAGAGGCAGCTTCACCGATACGATGGGGCTGGTCTCCCAGCTGGGCACAATGGCCGGTGATGCGTTCAGCAGCTCCAAAGAGATCGTGCAGTTCGCAGAGCAGCTGAACAAGCAGCTGGCCCTTTCCGGCGCGTCCGGTTCGTCTGCGCAGGCCGCGATCCTCCAGCTGGAACAGGGGCTTGCATCTGGCGTTCTGCGCGGTGACGAGCTGAACAGCGTGATGGAGCAGGCTCCTGCCCTCGCAAAGTCCATTGCAGACTATATGCACGTCAGCGTGGGCGAGCTGCGCGAGATGGGCTCTCAGGGACAGATCACTGCCGACATTGTGAAAAACGCACTGTTTGCGGCGGCCAAGGACACGAACGCGGAGTTTGAAAAGACCCCCATGACCTGGGCACAGGTCTGGACGGTGGCAAGCAATACCGCCGTCCGGGCGCTTGACCCGCTTCTGACGGCCATCAACTGGGTGGCAAACAATCTGGATGTTGCGATTCCTCTGGTAGTCAGCCTGGGCGCGGCGTTCGGCGTGCTCCTGATCGCCGCCAACTGGACAAACATCCTCGCAACCGCCACAAAAACAGCCGCATCCATGCAGGCATTCTATAACGCTGTTATGGCGGCGAATCCCATCGCCCTGACTGCTGCGGCAGTTCTGGTGCTGGTGGCTGCTCTGTATGGCGGCGTGGCAGCATTCAACAAGCTGACCGGTTCCAGCATTTCGGCCACGGGCATCATCACTGGAGCTTTTACAACGATGGGAGCATTCATCCTCAACGGTACATTGGTTCCGCTGCACAATGGCTTTGCCGCATTTGTGAACTTTCTGGGCAATGCGTTCAATGACCCGATCACAGCAATTGATGTTCTCTTTTATGATATGTCCATTACCATCCTGAAGTACGTCCAGAACGTAGCGCAGGGTTTGGAAGGCCTTATCAACATGATTCCGGGCGTGGAAGTGAACATGACATCCGGAATCGATAAGCTCATCGGAAAGCTGGAATATGGCCGGAACTGGACCATCAAACAGAACGGATACAAAGAGTATATCAAGCCGTGGGAGAACTTCGACCTGGGCAAGTCCTATAAAGCCGGTTATAACTGGGGCGCGAACCTCGGAAAATCCGGCCTTATGGGCACCGGCACGGGAGAGCTGGAAATTCCGCAGGCGGCAGACGTGAAAGACCTGCTGGGCAACATCGACAAGAACACCGGCAAGATCGCAAAAACCGTTGACCTGTCCGATGAGCAGATCAAGATGCTGGTGGATGTGGCGGAGCGCAAGTACGTCAATAACGTCAATCTGACAAGCCAGACCCCCATGATCACCGTGCAGGGGCAGAACACCGGCAGCACCGAAAAGGATGCCCGAAATCTGGCAGACACCCTGCGGGATGTTCTGGTGGATCTGATGAACGCAGGCAGCACCGTCACCGTGCAGTAAGGAGAAAGAGATGTCCCTGTACAAACTGTATTTTTCCAGCGGCGCAACGGTGATCGCTCTGCCCATCAACCCGGAAAAGCTGCCGGAGACCCTTTCTGCTGACAACGGAACTTATAACGTGTTGGGCCTTGGCCCTATCATGCAGCCCCGCACGCCGAACCTGCGCACCGTGTCCATTTCGGGCTTGCTGCCCGGGCGGCGGCTGCCGGGCCAGACCGGCATTCATCTGCCCCCGGCGGTGTATATGGCGTTCTTTACCGCCGCCATGAAGCAAAAGTCCCCCATCGTTTACACGCCCGTCCGGTTCTATGAGAACGGCGTTCCGTTCCTGGGCCCGAGCCTGGGCTTTCGGTGCCTCGTTACCAGCTTCAAGGCAGAGGAGCGCGGCGCGGAGACGGGGGATTTCTATTTTGACCTGAGCCTGACCGAGTACAAAGATTACTCCCCGCAGAGGGCTGTTGTGCAGGGCGCTGGCCAGACCGGAACCTTTTCCCCGGCCAGCACCATCTCTGACGTGGCCAGCGTGGCCGCACGGGCTGTTTCAGCAGCTACGGCGGTAAACGCTGCGGTGGATACTGCAGGCGCTGTAAAGCTCTCTCTGACCCCCACCAGAAGCACCCCCGCAGACAAGCTCGTTGTGGGGGCCAGACGGAAAGCCACCGGGAAGGTCTACGGCACCGGCAGCGGGGAGGAAGTTCTGACCAGCATCCATGGCCAGATCGTTGTGGTGCGGCGCATCATTGACCGCTCCCGGCCCTGCCCCGTCTGCGTGGCAGACACCGGCGGCACTGTGCTGGGTTGGATGCCGGAGAACAGCCTGCAGGAGGTGGAAGGATGACCTATGAGCTTTTGGCCGCTCAGAAAGCCACCGGAAACACCCTGAACCTGACCAACAGCACCACGCAGGTGGTCTGGTCTACCCAGCGCACCGGTCAGCCGGGCAAACTGACCTTTACCTATCTGCGCACCCCGGAATCCAAGCTGGAAGAGGGTGACGTGATCCGCTTTTCTGTGAATGGTCAGCTGCAGTTTTACGGCTGGGTGTTCACCCGGGGCTTTGACCGCTGGGGGCCGGTGGACGTAGTCTGCTATGACCGTATCCGGTATCTCAAGGCCAATGCCAGCTATTCGTTCTATGGCCAGAGCGCCGGGGACATCATCCGGCAGATCGCGGAGGACTTTGAGCTGGACGTGGGCGAGCTGGCCGACACCGGCTATAAGCTGCCCTCCCTCATCATGCAGGACAAAAGCTGCATCGACATCATCAACACTGCGTTGCAAAAGACCCTGCTCAACACCGGCAAGGTCTATGTGTTTTACGATTCCGGTGACGGACTGACCCTCAAGGAGGCCAACGACCTGAAAACAGATATCGTCATCGGTGATTACAGCCTGATGACGAATTATACCTTCGATTCCTCCATCGACACCCAGACCTACAACAGCATCAAGCTGGCCCGGCCCAATCAGGAGACGGGAAAGGCGGATGTATTTGTGATGAAGGATTCGGAACATATTGGAAAGTGGGGCCTTTTGCAGCTGTACCAGACCGTGGACGAGGCCGCCAACGACGCTCAGGTAAAGGAGCAGGCGAAAGTGAGCCTGGAGTATTACAACCGGGTATTGCAGCAGCTAAAGTTCTCTTCTCTGGGCGTGCCGGGCCTGCGGGCGGGGGCGCTGATCCTGGTGAACCTATCCGATCTGGACGGCGAACCGTTCAAACAGTATGTCATGCTGGAAAAGGTGGAGCACACCTTCAAAAATGACGAGCACACCATGGAACTGGAAGCAAAAGCACTGTAAGGAGGGAGAAGAGTGGATTTACTGGCAGTATTGCAGGAGATCTACCGGCAGGCCAACGATGCCGGGCAGCCCACAGATCTGCAGATCGGAACAGTGACAAAGGCCCCACCGGACGATGATGAGCTGGAGATCCAGATCAGTGAAGCAATGGCCCCGCTGAAGCAGGCTGTGCTTTACCTAGCAGAGCCTGTCATTGAAAAGAAAATTCCCATCCTGCGCCACAGGCACGAGATCAAGATCCTGCTGCACAAGCACGCAACACCGTCCGGCCCCAGCGAGGACGCATTCACGGCTCCGCCCTACTTCACGGAGTGGTCGGCCCTGCCGGATGGATTTGATGCAAAAGTGCAGGCAGAAAATTTTGTGGGCTGGGAAAACGGCGCTGCGCTGCCTTTGAGCAAGGACAAAAAATACATCATCCTGAACCCGGCCCTGAAAGCCGGGGACAAAGTGCTGCTCCTCCGCGTTCAGAGCGGCCAGAAGTTCATTGTTCTTTCCCGAGTATACGGAGGTGAATCGTAATGGGTACGCTTCCTACAGGCGCGTCCATCGACCTTTCCGGCGGCGTGGAGTACGTTTCTCAGCCGTCCAGAACTTGGTTTATTGACCAGACATCTGGCCGTATCGTCGGGGAATGCGATGGGTACGAGGCTGTAAAACAGGCCGTCACCATCATTCTGAACGTGGAACGTTATCGCTGGCAGATCTTCCGCTCTTACAGTGGCATGGAGTGGGAGGGGCTGCTGGGGCAAGACCCGGGCTATGTGGCTGCCGAACTGCAGCGCCGCCTGGAAGAGGCTTTGACCGTGGACGACCGGGTGACCGGCGTGAAGAACTTCTCTTACACGGTGCAGGGACAGGCCCTGACAGCATCCTTTACTGTCTCCACAATCTACGGCGAAATGCAGGCAAGCACGGAGGTGAACACTGCAGCATGATCGATTTTTCTACCGCACAGTACCGGTCCATTCTGGACTATATGCTGTCTCAGATCCCGGACGACTACGACAAGCGGGACACAAGCCCCATCCCAACGGCTCTTTCTCCCGCCGCCTATGTCTTTGAGGGGTTCTTCCTTTCCCTGAACATGGTGCAGCGGCAGGCGTTTTTTCAGACAGCCACTGGCAGAGCGCTGGATCTGCTGGCCCCCATTGCCAGCGTTACCCGCAAGCAGGCCACGGCGGCGGTGCGAAAAGGCGAGTTCAATATGGATATCCCGCTGGGCAGCCGGTTCTCTACCATCAACGGCGCGGACAGTATCAATTTTATTGCGCTGTCCGCTCTGGGTTCCGGGCACACCTACCGCCTTTTGGCCGAAACGCCCGGCACAATCGGCAACGACTACACCGGCCCTATCCTACCCATCGACACCATTCAGGGCCTGACTTCTGCCCGGATCTCGGATATCCTGACACCAGGAGACGAGACCGAGACCGATGACGAATTCCGCATCCGCATCGAGGCGGCGATGAACAGCCGCTCCTTTGGCGGCAATGTGGCGCAGTACAAGGAGGAAATCGAGAAGCTGGACGGCGTGGGCGCTGTTCAGGTGTACCCGACATGGAGAGGCGGCGGCACGGTGCTCTGCTCCGTTCTGGGTGCGGACTGGCTGCCTGCATCCACCGACCTTGTGCAGACCATTCAGAACACCATCGACCCGGTGCCGTACTCCGGGCAGGGGCTCGGTCTTGCGCCCATCGGTGCAAAGGTAACGATCACGGCCCCGGAGAAGCTGGAAGTTTCAGTCACCGCATCTGTGACGCTCCTGCCCAGCTACTCGCTGGATACAGTGCGCACCGCGGTACGGGAGGCGTTGGAGGCATATCTGCTCAATGTACGGAAAAGCTGGGCGACCAATATCAGCAAAACCAGCATTGAATACAGCGCCAACGTCTACACGGCCCGCGTATCTGCGGCCATCATCACGGCAGAGGGCGTGGTAAACGTAATAAACGTCCAGTTGAACGGAGCCGCGGACGATTTGATTCTGACAGAAACCGGCGCACAGCAGCAGGTTCCTGTGGTTGGGACGGTGACGCTGCATGAAGCTTGATCTTTCACACGACCTGCTGCCGCTGCTGCCTCCCATCTACCGGGAAGTGCAGGACTATCAGCAGATCTGCACTGCTGAAAAAGCGGAATTCGACCTGCTGGCTGGTTCCGTGGAAGGGGTCCAAAGCAACTTCTTTTTCCAGACCATGGACGAGGATTCCGTTGCACAGTGGGAAAAGGTGTTTCACATCGTGGCTGTCCCGGAAAAGGAATCTCTGGAGTTCCGCAGGCAGCGTGTAATGAACCGCATTGCGACCCGCCCGCCCTATACACTGGGGTTTCTGTATCAGAAGCTGGATGAGCTGATTGGCGCGGGTGAATGGACGTGCTCCATCACATACCCGCTCTACGAGCTGAGGCTTGCGACGGGCGCAAAGAGCCAGTCGTACTACGACGAGGTGACGCACCTGATCAACCAGATCAAGCCCGCTCACATCGTCTTTATCAGTATGCCGTACCTCAAGACCGGAATCTTGATCACAGAGCAGGTCGATGTGCAGAAATACAATTATCAGTATCGTCTGGGCGGCTGGGCCCTTGGGAAAAAGCCGTTTGCCGAACTCGGAGGATGGACGACCGCAAAGGCTGCTGCATCGCCGACACTGACGCGGACGCTTCTTCTGGACGTGGCCCACAAGGCGGCAGAGCTTGCCACGACGGCACGGCTCAACCGCGCAACGACCGTGAAGCCGCTGAAAAGCGTCATTGCATCTGCGACACTGCAGGTGGGTTCTGAAATGTTGATGATCGCGGGCGAGAACCTGAAGCTGGAAGCATCCATTGAACCGGAGGCAGGTAATTCGACCGTCAACCACTATGAGCTCCTGAACGATGCGGGAGAAACGCTGTACGCATCGGACTGCTATTTTGGCATTACCGAAAAAACGGACGCGGACGTAAATCTCTCTATTCTGGAGGGCGCGGACACCGTGCTGGCAAGCGGAAGCCGGTATCACTATCTTCTGGGCAGCTGGCTTTTGGGCAAGGATGCCTTTGCGTCACCGGGACAAAATAATTTTGTCCCGGTGACGGTTGCCGCGCCCGCTTCCGCATCTGTGACCCCGCTGTACCTGGCAAGCCTAGCCTCGTACCTGGCGGATCACATCAACATGGTGCAGCTGAACGGCGATTATACCGTTCCGAACCTCGCAAAGAGCCTTTCCGGTGCGGCAGTCACGCTGCAGTATGAGCTTCTGCCATCGGAAAAGATCACAAAAGTCTCTACCATCTCCGCGCAAGATGCGTTCGGATCCGCCCTCACACAGGACGATGTTAGCATCGAAACCACGTCCAGAACAAAGTTCAAACACACCATTATCTTCAAGGAGGGAACATTGCTTTATGGCGGATGATATCCTGAAAAACATTCCTCTTCCCGCTGATCTCCCGGAAAATTGGACATCCGGCCAGATCATCGCCCCGACCGGCGCAGAAGCTGGCCTGGATGACCGGCACGGGTACAACTACCTGATGATGCAGGTCAACAACGCACAGAAGGCAGCAAAGGCTCTGAATAAGGGCAAAGCAGACTCCGTCGATCCGCATGATCTTTTTATTCCGATTACGGGGTGGCAGACAGACACAGAAGTTGCAGAGTACCCGCATTACATTGACATTACAGCAGACGTTACGTCCACGACTGTGGTATCTGTCAGCATCGACCCTGCAAGCGCAGACGTAGCCGGTAAAGCTATGCTTGTAAACCCCGAAACTCGAACCGGAGCTATCCGTATCCGTGCACACAACATTCCGACTGCGGAAATTTCCGCCCGGTGGTATCCCATCAAGTATGGCGGTCAGTTCTATGGTGACGGCTCAATCTATTCCAACTTCCTGCTTGCGGCACATCCTGTAGGCAGTATCTATCAGACCATTAGCCCTGAAAATCCGGCTGTGACATTTGGCGGCGGAACGTGGGAAAAGATTGCGCAAGATAAGGCGTTAATGGGCGCAAGCGACACGCACCCAGCTGGCACAACGGCAGAGGCGGGACTGCCGAATATAACGGGTGGTTTCTCGTTTGCTTCCTACGCTGGCTCTGGAGGATGGCTTAATGCCGCTGGTACTACAGGTGCTTTCAAAGGTAGAGAAGGTTCTGGCGTTTTGGCTCAGGCAGGTACTACTGGCATTAGAGGCCCCATAGCTGTTGATATGGATGCTTCCATGTCGAGCCAAATTTACGGCAACAGCGATACTGTCCAACCCCCGGCATACTTTACTTACACTTGGCTTCGTACCGACTGAAAGGAGAAAAAATGGCACTAGGAGAACTTAAAAATGGCATTGGCCCTGATGCCTATGCTATCTATCAGCAAGTCCTTGCGGCGGTAGTCGAGCGAGACCACCCCGTGGGAAGTCTGTACATCAGCGAAAACCCCACCAGTCCGGCCGAGCTTTACGGCGGAACATGGGAGCGCATTGAGAACAGATTTATCATGGGTGCAAGTGATACCTACCCGGCTGGTACAACGTTAGAGGCTGGACTGCCGAATATAATGGGAATGGTCTCGACAAGAGCACTAAAGAGCGAATATGAAACGGGCATTTTTCTTTCCCAAGGAAAAGGAGCGCTTAAATCTGTAGCTGTTGATTCGACAGAAAAATTTACCAACCTAATTGCAACAGAAGACGGAACCTCCAAATATGGCGGCTCTCTTGCGATAGATGCCTCTTTATCTAACCCTATCTACGGTGCTTCCGATACCGTCCAACCCCCGGCATATTGCATGTACATCTGGCGGCGTGTCGCCTGAAAGGAGACCTTATGAAAATCATCGACAGTAACGGCGTAGAAATCGCCACCCCCGACTTGACGAAAGGCTACCTCAAGCAGGAGACCCAGACCATCCACCACGATGCTGTGGCGGGCGTGGAAGAGGTTAGCCACTATGAGTACAAGACCTACCCCAACGGGGGCCGTGACCGCTGGAAGGTGGTGGACGTGCCCGGTGTCGCCGCAAAGGGAGCCTATGACGAAGAGGTGGAAGTGCAGCGGTATGTGCTGTACACCGCCGAAGAGCTGGCCGAACAGGAAAAGGCCCGCAAGGAAGCAGAGGAAAAGGCACAGCTGCCCACCGCAGAAGAGCGCATTGCTGCTCTGGAAGCGGCTATGCTCGACCTGCTGGCCGCACAGTAAGGAGGATGTTATGGTTTTGTTCTATGTCACTCAAATCAAACTGCACCGTTTTGACGGCGCTTTTACCATCGACAACGTGCCTGCCCGCTGGCGTGATGCCGTGCTGGCAAAGCTGACGGAGGAGGGATTTTATGAGGTGGAAAGTAATGCTTAACTTCCTGCGGGATATCTTTTCTGCGCTCTCCCACGCTGCCGGAGACAGCGCCGACAAGGAAGAGCCCACCCCTGCACCGGACGTGCCCACTGTGGACACCGTGACCGGGTGGGCAGGTGAGCCGCCCTACCGTTACATTGACGTGAGCCGGTATCAGGGCACCATCGACTGGGCACAGGTGGCAGCGGCGGGCTACAAGGGGGCCATGCTCAAGACGGTATCCACCAACAAAAAGCTCTCCAAGCGGGCAGACGGCCTTTATATCGACCAGACCTTTGAGACCAACTACCGCAACGCCCGGGCTGCTGGGCTGGACGTGGGCGTTTACTACTACACCTACGCCACCAGCGAAGCGATGGCCGATGCAGAGCTGGCCCTTGTACGGCAGGCGGTCTACGGCAAGGAGCTTACCCTGCCTGTGGCTGTGGATGTGGAGGACAACAAGCTCGTCAGTCTGGACAAGCAGGACCTGACCGACCTGACCGCCTATGCTCTGCACGAGGTGGAACAGATGGGCTTCTATGCCCAGCTCTACACCTACACCAGCTTTGCAAAGGCGCATCTCTTTGTGGGCGGTGCGGCTCTGCATCCTTATGACGTATGGCTTGCCGACTACACCGGCAAGACCCCGAAGGTGGACTTTAAGTACAACGCCCACCAGCACACCAGCAAAGGCCGCGTGCCGGGCATCTCCAGAACTGTTGACCTCAACGTGACCACCCTCAACTACCCGAAAATCATCCGCAAGAAGGGCCTGACCCGTCTTCGGGAGGGCGCATGAGCGACGCGATCATCGTAGCACTCATCACTGGCGGCCTGAGCCTGATCGGCGTGATCGTCTCTAACATCCACACCGCCCAGAGCATGGATGCCAAACTGGACAAGCAGCAGGCTGTGACCGAAACCAAGCTGGAAGAGCTGACCCGGGAAGTTCGAACACACAACAATTTCGCCCAGCGCATCCCGGTGCTTGAAGAACAGATGAAGGTGGCAAACCACCGCATTGCAGACCTCGAAAAAGAGAGAGGAGAGTAATACATGGCAACAATCAATAACATTTTGACCGCACTTCCCGCCCCTGTGGCCCTCGTGCTCATGCTGGGTGGCTTTATCTTCTACGCATTGGGCTGCATCAGGCTGGGCTACGGTGCGGCTGTCAAGGGCACTGTGCTCGACCTGATCGAGCAGGCAGAGCACGAGATCCAGGGCACCAAGAGAGGCGCAGAACGCAAGGCGTGGGTGGCGCAGATGCTCCGCACGGCCCTCAGCGCCAGCAAGTGGGGCAGGCTCATTTCGTGGGCCATCACCGATGAGACTATCGGCATCATTATCCAGTTTTTCTTTGACCGCATGAAAGCGGCGCTGCAAAAGCAGTAAGGAGGATTATATGATTGTACCTATGTGTGGGATTATTGCCGCTTCTGCAAACGCTATGAATCAAGCCCGCAAGCGTAAAAAGGTGTGCAACCTGAAAGGCGACAATCGAGAGTTTTGCAAAGATTGCCTTCTTGACAAATATGGCGAGTGCATCGAAAAGCGGGCAGATAAGGAGTAAAACCATGAGTAGCACTGCATACGAGCATTTTGTTGACACCAACAAAATGTACGCCGCACAAGAGCAATTTCGTGATATCACGAAAATGGTCTGCGCACGTTTTCGTGGCCTCACGAAAACATACCAGTTTGCCGTGCTTGGCAATATGGTGCGCAACGCCGGACAGCTGCCGCAGCCTTTCTGGCTCGGTGCTACCTGTGGCGGCGGCTCGTGTAGTGCTGCCCGCTGCGCTGCAAGGGCTTGACCGACAGCAGATGACCGCCGCCATCAAAACCGCACCGCTTGGGAGGGTAGACCGAAAGATAGCTCTTTTGCGGTACGTTGAGCGGCTTCCGCTGCCGGACATTGCAGCACAGACGCATTACAGCCGGACGGCAATAGGCTATCGGCTGAAAAGCATTGCAAAAGTTTTTGAGTAAAGCAAACCCCCGGTGTTCCGTTTGGAGCATCGGGGGTTTTTCTATTTTTTCTCTTTTTTGAGTTCTTCGAGACGGCTTGCAAGCTCTTCTTCCCAACCTTCATGCTGGTCAAGATACTCGCCATAAATCGCCGCTTCCGCCTTTTTCCGGGCGGCAATCGCATCGTCAAGGCTTTCGTACAGGCCGAGATAAATTTGTTTCCTTTTGAAGTTGATATAGGCAAAGTACCGCCCGTTCGGCCTTTTTACAACGCCGTTTACGCCGGTCTTGGAGTTCCGGTTGACCTTTCCGCCCATCCGCGATTTCACAGAGGAGAGGGAAGAGCCATCCACCTGGGTGACGCTGTGGATGACATCGACCTTGTCTTTCATGTCACGGGCACAGTCGGAGCACCGAAGTATAGGGTTAGTACGTGTTATGTTTGAAAGTCTGACTTCAACGATTTTTCCGCACTGCGGGCAGACTGCTTTGCACCACATGGATACGTCTGGCTTTCGAGTGGGTAGGATTTCGATGATCTTCCAGCCGCTCACAGTCTTCCCTTCGTACTTTTCGATAGCGGATTTTTTTGCTTTGGCGGATTTTTGGGCTGCTGCGCTCTTCATTGCATCGCTATGCGAGAAAGCGCAATGCTGACAGCCTGTGCTCATTCCGGACATAAGGCTATGCCGATACACATCTTTTATAGTGCCACACTCACACTGGCATGTAAAATACCCATCTTTTTCCGCACGATGCAAGACAGTCCAACGCCCAAACCGCTTTCCAGTAAGGTCTCCCTCTTTTTTTCTCCGCTCGTCCATCTTGAGCTGGGCCTCGCTCCTGGTATGAACGCACCCACAGGACTTGCTTGCCCCTCGGGTCAGGGATTCTCGAAGGACATCTCTTTCTGTGCCGCACTTGCAGCGGCACTTCACATAGCCGCTCTTTTTGGATGCACCTATCACGATCCAGCTCCCAAAAGTATGACCCGTCAAATCTTTTGCTGTCATACTGGAATCCCTCCCTCAGATTAGTCCATAGTGCTCGGCCAGCAGGAAGCGGACGTATGCCGGACAGTCGCGGGTGCCGACACACCAGTTCTGCACCGTGCGCAGCGGGATACCGGCCCGCTTTGCAAAAGAGGTCTGAGACAGGCTAGTGCGGGCTACCAGCTCACGCATAGACAGGTGCGCCAGATCCCAGATGGAAGACAGCTTTTCCTTCTCAGCATCCAGATCAAGGCAGCTGTCAGCATCGTCTGGTACGCTCAGAGTGATGTTGTTGACAAAGATTTCCTTCGGCTGCTCTGCGGCCATTGAAAAAAGCTCTGCTTTGGTATACATGATTGACTTCCTTCCTTTCGTGTGATAGGATAGTTGCACACCTCCGTGTGAGGTGTCTTTCACAAAATCCCCCGTTCGGTGTGGCAAGCATCGGGCGGGGGATTTTTTATTTAGTAGATCTCAACGCCCAGTTTTTCGGCGGCGGCTTCAACGACTTCTTCAAACGAGGGGCCGCGATTCGAGTCGTTCCAGTCGTAATCGCCAGCGGATGCAGCTTCCCACTCTTCTTCCATGTCAGCTGCCTTGCACAGCTCGGTGCACAGCTCGTAATCCCAGACATCGGACTTGCGGATGTCAGCGGCGATTTCAATAGCGTTTCTCATAATTTTGTACCTCCATGTTATTGTGTATTTGTGTCTTTCACTGTCTTTATTATACACCCAATGAGTGCAAACTTCAAGCACTTTTTGAAAATATTATACTCATTGAGTGTAAATAATTGAGCGCCTACACAGTCCTGTGCCGTGTGGGCGCTTTTCTTTTTGTCCTTCGTTGTACGTTCGTTGACTCTCTCGGCGGTTTAAAAAGGTACACTGGAACTACAAGATCAGGAAAGGACGGGAAGCTTTATGGCATATCCTTTTGGCGGCTGGCAATCGAACCCTTACAGCGGGATGCCACCGATGGGCTTTGGGCAAGGCCAGTATCAGCAGCAAATGGCCCAGCAGGCCACTCCACAGAGCGGGGGACAAAGCCCCTTCACGATGGTGCCGACAATCGCGGATGTGGACAAGGTCATGGTACAGCCCGGCGAAACGCGCTGGATCATGGTGCAAAACGAGCCTGTCATGGCTGTCAAAAAGGCAGACACGATGGGCTATGCGTCCGGCGAGTACTACCGCCTGACAAAGATTGACCCGGCAGCGATGCAGACACCGGCAGAGACGCAGTATCTGACCTCTGCGCAGGCAGATCAGAAGATACAGGCTGCCGTAAAGGCCGAGGTGGAGCGCGTGATGGCGCAGTATCAGACGGCCCCGGCGGCTTCCGCAAGGCCCGCACGGGCAAAGGAGGGTTAAGGTATGGCAAATCCTTTGATGCAGTTCCTGGGCGGCTCAGGAAGCCCGGCGATGCCCGGCCCGATGGGCAATGTGATGCAGCTTCTCCGGCAATTTCAGCAGTTCCGCTCCGCTTTCCAGGGAGATCCCCAAAAGCAGGTGGAAGAGCTGCGCAAGTCCGGTAAGATGTCAGATGAGCAGTACCACCAGCTGGAAGCGATGGCAAAGCAGATCATGCCTTTCATCAAGTAATCGAAAAATCGTGGCCACGATTTGAAATAATTTCACTATTCGCAAGAAAGGAAATCAACTATGGATAACATGTCTTTGAGCGATATCGCTGCCGTGACCCGTGGCAACGATAACGACGGCTGGGGCCAGGGCGGCGCGTGGTGGATCATCATCCTCTTTTTGTTCGTCTTTATGGGCGGCAACGGAGGCCTCTGGGGCAACCGCACCGGCGAGTACGGCCAGTATGCCACCGCGGCAAGCCAGCAGGAAATCCTCTACGGCCAGCAGTTTGGCCAGCTGAACGACCGCCTGACCAACATCGGCAACGGTATCTGTAATCTCGGTTATGAGATGCAGGGCAATATCGGTCAGCTGGGCAAAGAGGTTGCTCTGGCTCAGGCAGGCACCAACACCACCATCCTGCAGACCGGCAACGGCATCCAGGCACAGCTTGCTCAGTGTTGCTGCGACAACCGTCTGGCAACGGCCAATCTGGCCGCTCAGATGGACAAGCAGACCTGCGCGATCAATTCCAACATTGACGCAAAGTTTGCCGAGCTGCAGAAGCAGCAGTATGAGCAGACCATCGCGGCCCAGAATCAGCGGATCAGTCAGCTGGAGCTGGCCTCCCAGATGTACGGCGTTGTGAAGTACCCCAACGGCTACTCCTACAATGCGGGCCCGAGCCCCTTCTGCGGCTGCAATAGCGGCTGCGGCAACATTTAACACATACGCCCTTTAGGCGAGGATTGGCGGGGCGGCAAAGGCTGCTCCGCCTTTTATATAAGGAAGGAGATTTTTATGTCTAAATCTGCGATTTATACCGCCAACACCTCGGCTCAGACCGTGGCGGTAAACGATATTATCCCTGTCGGCACCACTTCCCGGCGGTTTGGCTGTAACATCCGGCAGGACGGCAACACCATCACCCTGCTGGGTCAGGGCTACTACCATGTGACCGTGTCCGCTACACTGGCCCCCACGGCTGCGGGCACCGTGACCCTGACCGGCCAGAAGGACGGCGTGGCTGTCATCGGCGCTACCGCTTCTCAGGTTGTGGCCGCTGCGGCTACACCGACCAATCTGACGCTGACTTTCCTGGTGCGCAATACAGGCGGCTGCGAAAGCTCTATCCTGAGCTTCCTGCTGACCGGCACTGCCGCCGTGGTGAACAATCTGGCTGTGGCCGTAGAGAAGCTGTAAGGGGGAGGATCTAGTTATGATGGACGAAGCAAAGTTTGCAGGGTATAAGGACACACTCGTTCATGCTGCAAAGCAAATGGCCGAAGAATACAGCGATGCGATGAACTACGCAAGCATGGCAATGGACTATAAAACTGTCTGCCCCTACGCTTCTTCTGAGTGGTATAAGCTCTCTGGGGAAGAAATGGAGCACGCTGACGCAAACCGCCGCATTGCGCAGAAAATCCTTACCGGCGTTGACAGCGAGGATTCTGCGGCTGGCGTAGAGCTGCATCACATGTGGAGCATGGCGGAAGACCTTGTTTCTGGCCTGTGCGAAGCCGTTACAAAAGAACGCTCCGCATACATGCGTTGAATTTTTGCAACATTTGTTGTAAGATAAGGCGGACGATTTATCGCTTTTAGAATGCGCCATAAGCAAACAACAAGCCAACATTTACTGCAAAAATAGCATAAATACGAAAAATATTATTGATTTGTAATCAATGGGTTGCAGGTTCAACTCCTGTCACCAGCTCCAAAAAATGCCGTTCATTCGTGATATTAAATCACATGAACGGCATTTTCTTTTGCGAAAAAACGGCAAAAAGCGGTAAAAATTCGGAATAAACTAACAAACAAGCTAACAAAATCAGTATTTCATCTTTTGCATCTCCTGTAACAAGTATGCCGGGTCGTTGTGGGAAACGTATTTGTTTGCTGTGGTGGAAAAATTTTTGTGGCCGAGGATAGCCTGCACGGCAGTTTTTTCAAGACCGCACTCCACCATCTTGCTGCTGGCCGTGTGGCGAAGGGTATGCGGGTGCACGCCCTCGATCTGGCACTCCTGCATCAGGGCCCGGAACTTCGTGGCCACGTTTCGCTTGTCCAGCTTCGTTCCAGCCTTGGAAGGTATCAGCCACTCGCACCCGCTGTCCATCATCCAGAAGGCGATAATCTTGTAAATGGGGTCAAGGATGGGGATGATGCGGTTTTTGCCCGCTTCCGTTTTTTCACCGCCCTGCATGTAGTGCTCTTTCAGGTACACGTTCTCGCAGCGCATGGAAAGCAGCTCATCGATGCGCATTCCGGTATAGAGAAGCACCATAGCGATCTGCGCTGTCTGACCAAAGCGCTTGTCGGTCTGGTAGGTGCTGATCCGGGCAATCTCGTCCGCCGTAAGGGTGCGCTCTGCCTTTCCGGCTGCGGCAGGAAGGTGAAGGAGCTGGGCATAGTTCTTGTTTATGATGTCCTGGGCCATTGCCCACTCACATAGCTGGCTGAAAAGGGTGCGCTGCTTCTCACACGAGCTGCGGGAGAGACCATCTGCGACCATCTGGTCTATGATCTGCTGATAGTCCTCCGCTTTCAGGTCTCGCATCTGTCGGCTGTACAGCGGAGCGGATTTTTTGAAAGCCAGCTCATATCCATTTATCATGTCCCGGCTGAGACTTGAAAACTTCGGCTGTGCCCTCCATTTTTCATAGGCATCCGCAAAAGTGCATTTCAGGCGCTCTGCCGGGGTGTTCTGGACGTTGTATGCGTCAAGCGCCTGGACGGCTTCTCCGGGCGTTCCGTATGTGCCCAGCACTTCCTTTTTCCCGGTCACGGCTACATAGGGCCTTGCCCGGACCCCTTTCAGCTTGTACACGCTGCCGCTGCCCTTTGGGCGGCGGCGCTTTTTTCTATGCACGGGAGCGGACGTTGCATCCTGCTGCTTTCCGCACCACGGGCAAAATAGAGCCTTGTCCGGGATGTTTACATGGCATCTGACACACTTCATGCACTACTCCTTTCTGCGCCCTATATAGCCCAGAGCGCCGTTCTCTGACGCTGCGCGCCCCGACTTGTAATTGATCTTCAAATCCTCCATCGGGGGATGCGGCTCGTCCGGGCACGGGTCAAGCCCTCTGATCTGGGCAAAGCTGTACTGATCGATGATAGTACCGCACACACTGACCCTGTTGTTGAGAGGGCAGTGGAGGTTTGCAGCTATTTCAGAGATAACTGCAGGCGGGCTGCTCCCGTGTCGGCCCTTGAGCACGAACAGCAGAAGCCGCCGGGAGAGCGGGGGAAGCGCCTGCACCAGCGTGTGCAGCTCCTTGTCTATGGCCGCGTCTTCCTTCTGGCTGTCTGGCACTGCGTACAGATCCGGGTGCATAACTTCCATAAACACCGTGATGGGGGACACTCCGCAGGCGGCGCACCAATCCATGATCTCGTCACTGTCTGGGCTTGTATCTCCTTTTTCCCAGCTTTGCACCGTCCGCTCTCCCTTCTGGAGGCGGATCGCGATCTCTCTTTGACTTAGCCCGGCGGATACCCGCGCTTTTGAAAGTGCCTTCCCGATTTGAGCAGCGGTAAAATAACTCATACTTATCACCCCTAAACGCAGCGTGTTATAAAAGAAAAATGGCGCAGAAAAACTCTGCGCCATTCGACAAAAATTACACCAATTTCATTTTCCTCTGGCGCATGGTAGAATCTGGTACATAAGATGTAAATATTACCAAAAACAGGAGGAAAATGAAGTGAAAAACAGTCAGACGATCAGCATGGACCCCGATATGACCATCATTGACGGAATGCCCGCCAGCGTGCTCACCGGCACGCGGCCCACTCCGAAGCCCTGGGAGGAATGATCTATGGACAAGATGCAGAGCTTTTGCACCCACATCCGCGCCGCCCTGGCGTGCTATGAGGATATGCCGCCCGAGTGCCAGACCCGGGCCCGCTTCTATGTGGTCCGAAAGGCGGAAAGCGTCCGGCGCTTGCTGGATGCTGCCAACTGCCCCGGCGGGGAGCTTGCCGGGGAGCTGCTGCAGAAGATGCAGCGGCTGGATGACTTCAAGTGAAAATCTAACTATTTTCAGAAAAATCGAATTTATTTTGTAATATCTATTGAATATTACAACTGAAAGATGTATAATGCGCTTGTGGTAGGAAATTAGCTATTATGGCAAGCCTTAATAGGTTCAAGTCTTCGGTCTCCAATCTCTGCCATCCAAGCCTGATACTTTTCCGAATTGTCTTTCTTATGCTTAAAATAAGTTCTGAAGGTTTTTGGAAATGAAGTGATTCCGAGTTCAGAGTAAAATTCAAATTCTGCCATCTCAAAATGGTATGGATCTGTGCAGTCGTAGGTTCCAAGCTGAAAATTTCCATCCCACGAATCAATCAACCCGGTTGAAATAAAATTAAAGACACGAACCTTTGTGTTGTAGTAGATGCTTAACCGAGGAATCTTTTTGAAAAGGCATTTTTCTTTTAGCTGCTTTTCCAGAGACGGGCAATTTAAGTATTCTCCGCGATACGTCTCAAAATCATCTGGAAGAGAAATATCATTGCTCCCGGATATTTGCGTTCCAACATAAAAGGCTCTTAAGTCACTCTTAAATGCTTCCGAATTATTGCAATCTGAAAAATCGATAGCTTCTGAATTGCGAATATAGCAGAGAACATGGGACGGAATTTCCTTTTCTTCTTTCCAATACTCATAAATTGAGTTTTGAGATGATGATGAGCCGGGAGAAGTAAGGCTGGAGCCAAAAGAAATCGATATTCCATGAGGAATAACACTGTTTCGTTCGTACTCTGCACGGGCATTATATGCACCGAGATAGTCTCTTTCCATTGCAAGCGACATTATTTTTCGGTGTGCGGCGTTTCGTCGGTCTCTTTCGGTTTTCTTGAAATCTTTTGATACTGTTTTACCGGAATTTGTTAAAGCATATTTTTCAGGAGTGTCAATGATGTAACCTTCAGAAATGATCTCTTTGACATTTTTGTCGAAAGGATAAAACCGATCTTTTACATCATCATGGAGCCCCCACTTCTTTTCCCGGTCACCAAGGTAATTCACTAGGAAGCTTTTCTCTTGCCATGTCATAATCAAATTTAATTGAAGAATGTTGAGTAGGTGATAATAGACGTTGTGATTTTATTGTTCTCATAATTGAGCCAAAGGTCATTGATTCCGCAGTTATAAGCGCGATACCATGTTCCGGTGTCGTTTACAGTGGTCTTACCTGTCTTTTTCAGATTGAACATTGTAAGGAACTGATCTTTATACTTATAAGGGAAAACGTCATAAAGTGTGATTCGATGCAGGCGTTCAAATACGAAATCATATGTATTGTTTCCATAGAACAGCGTATGAATGGCTTGACCGTTGCTGTAAGTCCAGTCTTCGGTACTGTCTGGCTCTCCGATCATGCTGATAAGTTCATCTTCTGTCAGGCCGGAACCGTCTTCGTGCTCATATTTTGTGGCATCGAATACAACGTCAACATCGTCTGCAATATTTTTGGCAGAAAGAAAACTAAACGCAAGCCCGAACACAAGAATCGCAACGATAATTGCGCATCCGTTTGGTTTTTTCTTCGGTTTTTCGCCGTTGTTGACAATATCATTCTTTTTCCGAGCCATAAAAACACCTCTTAGATTCAAAAATAGGCAGCCAACCGGCTGCCAGAAAACAAATTTTCAATGACCAAAGGAGGAAAAGAAAGTGCGAGAACATAGCACAGAATTGATGAAGTCGGCCCCGGAATGTGTTATACTTGAGAAAATCAAGCTTGCACTTTCTCTTGACATTGACGTTGGCGCGCTACTGGAAGCTGCGCAGAAAGGATAACGTTATGAAAATCGAAATCACTGCCACCCCGCAGGAAACCGCAGATTTTATTCACCTTCTGGAAAAAGAAAGACCCTATGTTGCGGTGAGCAATTGCATCAGAGAAAGCCTGAACGAGCTTGCCAACTCCAAAGAATCAATCGTCAAAATTTAACACGCCCGTTTTCTGCAGAGCGTCAATCACGATCTCAACGGAGCCAATCAGGGAGCTCTTGTACATCACTGCAATTTTTTCGAGATCGGAGCGTTCAGGATGAGCGTCCAAATCGGCAACTGCTTTTCGTGCGTATTCGTTCACAGAACTATTGACAACAGCCCGAAATTCAGCCTTTTTCATTTTTATCCCCCTTCGCTGCCTCAAGTGCAGCGTCAAGCATCTTTTCAAACATAACCCTTTGCGCAGGGTCAAGCTGCTCATACTTATATAGTATGGCTTTAGCGTGCGCATTCAGCTCACTCTCTTCACTGGGAGTGGGTTTTTCTTTTTGCTCCGGCTCTTGGCCCTTCAGCTCTTCCACTGTTACGCCCAAGGCGTTTGCAATGGGGCCTAGCATTTTTTCGGGGATATCCCGATTATTCGCAAGCATTTCAGACAGGTAACTCCGGCTTTTTCCTATCTGAGCGCACACAAATGCAAAGCTTATACCCTTGCTTTTAGCGATTTGTTTAGCTCTTTCCACATTTCGCATAGAAAACACCTCGCATTTTTGTGCATCTAAACAAACTATTAGGAAATCGCAGATTCACTATTGAAACCTAATCAATTGTTTAGTATAATACGAAGCACAGGGAGCAAAACAGAACAAAGCCCCCTCAAATATTTTATCGGGCTTTCGCTGGAATATATGTACTTGTATCTTGCACTTACATAGTAGCATATTTCCTAGCGATTTTCAAGCCCAGAAAGGAGAAATCGCTAGTGAATCTTTCGAAAATTGACGAATTCAGGAAACTGCATGGCCTATCAAGAACGGAACTAGAGGTTGCCGCAGGCCTGAGCAATGGAGCGCTCGGACGTTGGGAACGTAGCGTCTACGGCCCCAGCATCAAGCAGCTGATGAAGGTGGCCCGATACTTTAAGGTATCCGTGGACAAGCTTCTGGTGGAAGAAGAAGGAGGGAAGACCGAATGACAGACATTATCTTATCTACCCAGAACGGTGAGCCGGTTGCATCCAGCCGCCAGATCGCTGAGAACTTCGGCAAGGAGCACAAGAACGTGATTCAGGCCGTCACAAATCTCGTGGCTGAAAATTCAGCCGCCAAATCTATGTTCTACGAGACAACGTTTGAGAACCGCGGCAAACAGTACCCCATGTACCTGATGAACCGGGACGGTTTCAGCCTGCTGGTGATGGGCTTTACCGGCAAGGCGGCGCTGGAGTGGAAGCTGAAGTACATCCAGGCGTTCAATGCAATGGAGAAGAAGCTGGCCACTCCGCAGATGCCCAAGCTCAGCAAGGAGCTGCAGGCGCTGTTCCTGCTGGACGACCGCACCCAGAGGCAGGAGCAGCGGATCACGGCGCTGGAAAACAACATGGTTGTGGACTATGACCAGCAGCTTTCCCTCAAGAATGCCGTGAACCACGTTGTTGTAGAAGCTCTGGGCGGCAAGAACGCCCCGGCATACGGCGATTCCCATGTGCGGGGCATGGTTTACTGCGAGATCAACAAGGACATCCAGATGTGGTTCCGGGTCAGCAGCAGAAACAACATTCCCCGCAAGCGCTTTGACGAGGCGGTGGAGTACATCCAGCGCTGGAAGCCCAGCACCAACACCGTGATGCTGATCCAGCAGTCCAACGGCCAGACCAGTATGTTCTAAGGAAGGAGACAGCGGCATGAGCGAAAAAATTATTGCATACAAGGCGATGAACCCGGATATGACCTGCCGGGGCAAAAAGTATGAGGTTGGCAAGACTTATTCCGAGGATAAGGCGGACTGCTGTAACAAAGGTATGCACGCCTGTGAGAACCCGTTTGAAGTTCTGCGCTACTACCCGATGAAAGACAATCCCAGATTCTTTGAAGTTGAGTGCGGCGGCGAGATCAGCAAGTCCGACGAAGGTAGCAAGCTCGCTTGTACGGAGCTCACTGTGAAAGGAGAACTGAACTTTGCTGGGATGCTGAAAGCGACTCTTGACGCTGTATTTAGGCGCGTGAAAGATAAAGAGCCGTTTTCCAGCGGCGATTCCAGCACGGCAGGCACCAGCGGCAATTCCAGCACGGCAGGCACCAGCGGCAATTCCAGCACGGCAGGCACCAGCGGCAATTCCAGCACGGCAGGCACCAGCGGCAA